GCTCTTCAAAAGTTGGTGTGATTGTGTAAGTAACCTCTTTTTCCACTTCATCGTTTAAATGGTCATATTTCTTACTGTAAGCCTCTTGAGGTTCTCCTCTAGCAATAGAAGCAGATAACGCTAAAGCTTCTGTAATGCTCATTAAACGCTCTTCTTGTATCTGTTCTAATCGTTCTTTAATATATTCCGAAACATTAACATTTCTTAACAATCGACTTGCTAAAGACTCTGCTGTTTTCTTACTATAACCTGCTGAAATTGCTGCTTTTTTACCATTACATCCATTCATTATATATTCATCTGCGAATCTCTTTTGTTTTTCGTTCATTTCATTTACCACCAACTCTCGCGCTATACGCTTTTTAAAATTAAAAAAGGATTGGCTATAATCAGCCAACCCACATAGATCCTTTATTCCTAATTGCGATAAGGGAAACGCAGTAAGATAGTCAATATCCTACACTATCATAATATCTCATTTTAGGTATCAAAAACTGCCACTTTACTGCCAATTTCACTCTTCCCCTAACTCTTCCGCCAATCTAGATATGATTTTCCTTTTGATTCTATGAGCAGTTCTATCAGAAATGTGTATGTCATCACAAACTTTCACTAATTCCTTTTTATTAAAATAATACTCTTGAATGAATTCGCGTTCTTTCCTACTTGATGTGTTGATTATACGTTCAATAGCGCTCTTAAACTCAAGGATTTTACCTCTTCGTATACTACAAAGATAATTAGTTACTGCCATTTCTGTTTTCGATGTATTAGACGGTACAAACTCCCCGCCTATATTTGTATCTGTTGGAATCCATGGTGTCATTATTTCACTTCTTAAATCTTCGAGTTGCTTATGATAATTAGGATAATCACACAACTCATCTTCTAACTTTCGAACTGTTGATAATTTTAATCCATATTTCTTTTTAGTCATGAATACCCTCCATACAAATATTTTTAATCTTCAAAATGTCTCAATCTACTTCTTAATATCTCTATCTCCCGCTCTTTAACTTTCACATCGCCTTTTAACTGTTCAGCTTGCAACATCACACCAAACAATAAGATGACTAGTAATATAATTGCTATGACTAACCACATCATCTACTCCGTCACCTCCGCCCTCATCAAATCTGACTGATCGCTCAACTTCGCGAAGTCACTCGGCACCTCTACATCATCATTAGCCGTCATCATAATATATACTTGCTCAGTTACATACTTACCTAGCTCATACATTGCTAATAAGAATATTAGTCTTAATATTTGTTTAATCATTGTTTATCTACCTTCTTTACTTCGTATAAGACCGGATATAAATTTAAAAAGTGTATTCTATAACCAATCGTTTTAACTTCTACTTTGTCGCCTACTTTTAACCTAGCTTGTATGTCTGCGCTATCAAATTTCTTTTTGAATAATAAGTCGGAGTTTTCAATGACTTGTTTGTTGTCTAATACAATATAGAACTTGTCTTCTTTATCTTGTCTCTTGTTATATTTATCTGTAATAGTTCCTTGGTGCGTTTCTTTGTGTTGGTAACTAGCCACTGTATAGATAGGCAATGTGACAACAAGTAACAATGCGAATATGCCGAATAATGACAGTACTCCAACAATAAAGATATCGAACCAATCCATATTTTTAAGTTTTTTAATCATCGTCTGCCTCCTCGAATGGTTTCATTGTCTCAATGTTAATATCCACCATACCCTCGTTTGGTTCGACTTTTTCAACGTGAAAGATACCAATATTTGATTTGATATCGTTTAAGTTGGTCGCTCCATCAACTGGTTTGTTCCGCACCTCGTACTTCTCTTTTGCTTTTTCTTTACTCTCTGCCTCAATAACTGTAAACGTCTGATTATCTCTAGCCACAGTAATATGTTCATGTGGTCGTCCTGTTGAATCTTTGAATGTTGTGACTAGGTATTGTGTCACTTCCCCAAAACCTCCTTGACTCGATCTAATATGTCTTTACACGTATCCTTTTCCTGCGTCTGCTGTTCCATCTTGTCTTTCATGATTCCTTTTCATTTTCTTTTTGTACGCGTCAATGAGTTGGTCGATAGAATATAAGTTGTAAGCAATATCTAGTGGTATAATAACTGCACTTAAAGGTTCTAAACCAACGTTTGATACATCTGACATAAAGTCCCAAACGGATTGAGATTCATTGTAAAGATACCCATCTTTTCTAAGAGTGCTTAATCCATATTCTAATTTTTCGTTCGTTACCTCTTGTTGATTCGCAATACTCAATCCAAACGCCAACATGTCAGCTAATTCATCAAGTTGTACGTCTAACGGCTTACCTGGTTTCTTCTTCCAGTTCTTAAACGTTTCCAATGTATTAAACCATTCAAAGAATTCAACTACATATGCTATTTTGCTATCTCGTAAGTTCAGCGTTGGTATTCTATCGTCGAACTCCTTTTGTATTTGTAATAACTCTTGTAACTGATCAATTGTTAATGTATTAGTCATTTTCCTGATCCTCCTCATATTTATAGACAACTTGACCCGTCATAATCCCTACTGCTTCATCAAGATAAATATCTTCTTTGAGTGCATCTTGCATAGCATTTGTCATTCCCTCAAGTATTTCATCAAACGCTTGCGCTTTCTTATATACGTCCTCAATCTCTTTTAGCAATCCCTCTGTGTCATTACCGTTATACGCACTAGTACTTATAACGGACTGTTCGATTTGTTCGCGGTTATTCATTAGTGTCTTCCTCCATTTGACCTAAAAATTCGTAGAACTCATTTGTTCCGTCTAATTTGTCCATTCGGTACAATATAGCACTTGCGTTGATTTTAGCTCCCATGTTTATAGCTACTGCCTTGTTCGCTCTACTCTCAATCTGTAGTTCGTTAAGTCTAAAACGGTAAAATTCGTATCTTCCAAGCAATTCATTTTTGACTGTGCGCCACATGTTCTCCAGCTCTTCGTTACGCTCTCTTAACTTAGCTATATCCCCAATAAGCTCGTCACGTTGCTTCTTGTACTCATCACGTTGTTTTCTCATCTTCTTCAACCTAGCTTCCGTTACGCCTATTTGGAATCCTGTTTCATAGTTCATTCTGTTACCTCCAATAAATGAGATGATTCAAATATGTTGCCTTTAACTTCTACCTCGTGTCTATTAATGATGAGGTTTAGAGAATAAAGCCCTTTGTCGTAACCGTATCCATGCATGTCATCTTCAACGCCAAACATACCGTTTTTAAAAACAATTCTTGCATTCGGTCCAATTCCTTCTAGCACATTAACTTTCACTATATCGCCTTCGAATATCTCCACACCATTCACATCTTTAACTCCTGTAGATTGCATGAGTTCAACAGATGAATGCCATCTTTTATGATTTTCCTTACCGTTAGACTGTACTCCAGCTAAACGAATAATTCTTGCACCTTTGCTACTAAAATCAATAGCACTTACTTTGTGCATTTCCTTACCTAATTTATCCCACGCTCTAAATTTCGGCATCATACTACCAACTCCCCATCTTTCCAAATTAACGTCATCGTCATATCATCGTTTAAGATATAGAATGCTTTGGTAGGCAAACGTCTACCATATAAACATTCTTTTATACTAGTGTTTGCATATAATACGGTTTCATAGACTCCTCCTTCCATCTCGTACATTTCAAACAACTTATCAAATACCGTGTCTTTGGTTACTTCTTTTTCAATATCAACTATGAAGGGGATATCAATTGGAATAAAACTTGACGTCGAACACTTATTTGTATTTGGATGAAAACGAACGAATCCATCACTAAATCCTGTTGAAAAAAATATTTTCCCTTGTGATAGCTCCGGATTTTCTCGCGCCCATTTAATTAACTCGTCTAATAGCATTTCTTTTTTAACTTTGATTTTCATTGTTTCCATCTCCTCTAAAATAAAGTTAGTTGCTTCTGTTCCTCGTATTCCAAACCATGTTGCTTTATATATATTCCGAGCTCTTCCGCTGTATCAAATGTCTTTTTCACACCTTGCCAATCTGGTACGATATGCCCATGAAAGTAATAAGTGCCGTTTACTACATGAGTATGAGCCACTCGCTCGTTATCCTGATACAGATATCTCTTAGATCTGAAAAATTGGTTTAAGTATTCTTTGCGTGCGTTATCGGTTTTAGGCATTTATACTTCCTGCCACTTCTTGAACATTTGGTTATAAGTATTATCAAACCAGTACGGATCACGTGAATGTTTCTGAGGTACATTAAACAAATGTGGCTTCTTTCTTCTTAG